GAATCGGGCTCAAAGGCGCGCACCTGCATGCCGAGCTTGGCCATCAGGATCGAGTGCAGGCCGAGGTTAGCGCCGATATCGAGCACTTTGCGCCACTTGAGCTTATTGTGCTGGTACATCGCCATGATCATGAGTTCGGTCGGCCCGAACAGATCGAGTGAGTCGATGCGGCCCATCTGGTGATAGGGAAAGATCAGACGGCCCCAGCGACCAAAGCTGTCGGTTAAGATTTCCTGCGCTCGTGCACGGCTCATTTACGCTCCAGTGGTTCGATGATCATTTGTTCTTTTAACTCTGCCCACGGCAGCGGCGGATCGGCATCCTCTAGCGGCTGTCCATACTTGGCCTGCGGTATGAGCTGGGCGTCGGGGTCGATGTCAACGATTAGCGCGGAGCCGACAGGCCAGTTAAAAACACCTTCCATAGTGAATAAAGGCGCAATTCCGAAAGATGCGAATAGTGTTCTCCAATCCTTCGGAAACCCCAGCCCGCCCTCAACTGAGGTAGCCGGATACTTCGCGCCGAGCCATTGACGTTGTGTTTGGCGGCACATGGCGTGCCCGCCGTTGTTGAGCAGGATGATCTTGATCGGCAGGTTCCAGCGGGAAATAGTTGCCAGCTCCGGCAGGCTCATCATGATCGAGCCGTCTCCAGTAATGAGCACCACGCGCCGCCCAGTCGCAAAGTGGGCGCCAATGGCCGCTGGCAAGCCGTACCCATAGGCGTCATATTGAAAGCATGTAGGAAACGCTCCCCTTTGAAAGGGAAGCCCTGCATCACCCATCCCAACGCACATCCAGTATCGGATACGATGATGTCCTCGGCAGTCGTCCACTTCGCAATATCCTTCATGAGTTCGTATGGATTGATGCCGGGCCAGTCTACGGTCGGCATGGCGTAGCGCTCTTTCCACCACTTGATGCGCAGCTGCCACTCCGCGCGATCACCACGTAGCAAAGTAACGCCATCTCCAGGCATTAATGCGGCGATGAATTGTCCTACATAAGCGCAGATCGGAAAGTCGATTACTCTTCCAAGTGCGGAAAATTTTGCGATTTCAGCCGCATCAACATCGACCATCGCAATGCGCGCAGCTCTGGCAAAGTGAGCTGGGAAACCAGTGGCCTTAGTATCCAGCCGGGAGCCCAGCGAGATAACCAGATCAGAATTCTGCACCGCAAAGTTAGCAGCGCGTACTCCGTGAGTTCCAAAACCACCGGCAAACAATGCATCGTCGTTCTCCCCAGGTCGATAGCGCCCCAAGTGCAGGCGTAAGGTATACCTAACGATCTGGACAGTGTACGCGCTTCCTCAGCGTAGGGGCGCATTCCTGCACCCCAGATGAAGATCGGCCGGCGGCTAGATTGGATAGCGGATATCAGCTCGCTGGATATCATCAGGAATGTCCAGTAGCGCCGGACCGGGTCGGCCTTCGCGCATTAGAAAAATCGCCGTCTCAAGCGTTGCGATCAGGCAATTGGCGTCTTTTAATTGAGTGGCGTATTTGGAGCAGTCTCGGACGCTGGCGACGATATCGTGGTCTTGGAAGCCGTATTGCCTGACACCGAGCGCTTTGCTCTGGCGATGGGTGGCGACGTTGCCGGTGAGGTAGAGGACTGGCACCGAGTCATAGTAGCTTGTAGCAATTGCAGTGATAAGGTTCGTTGCTCCTGGCCCAGAAGTGGCCAGAGCAACTCCAAGGCCGCACATGCGCGCGTAAGCGTCAGCGCTAAATCCTGCGTTACATTCGTGAGTTGTTGGGATGAAGCGGATTTGCGTGGCATCGGTGATTCCATGTATCAGGTGGAGACTCGCGCCCCCGGACACGCCAAAGACGTGGCGCACGCCCTGCGATTCGATAAACTTGGCCAGCGCTTCAGCGAGTTTCATGGCGCCGCAGCTTCCATAGTGCGTTGTCCTCTTTCAACCGGCGCGCCATGTCATCTAGCTGCACATCGCTTGCGCAGATGTTGCGCCCGCCGACCACTTCCTTCGGCTGCGCGATGCACCACTTGAGGGTGTTATATACGCGCTGGATCTTGGGTTGTTGATCTGCGTCATCGTTTAGCGCGGCCTCAAGCTTCGGGTTCTGCCAGCGCGCCTCAAGTGTCGCCTGATGAATCTTCGTAAGTATCGTTCCAGGGCCCAGCGCAAAAAACTTAGCATCAGGCGTCTCATAGTCCATTTGCTCGACGGCTTTAAGCAGCGCCATCTTCGATACGTTGTAGGCGAAGTAACCGGGCATGATCATGTTCGGATTGCTACCGGCGAGGAAGCAGACCGAGGCGCCGGGATTGCGAAAGCTCATCAGCAGGCGCACCAGAGTGATTGGCGTGAGCAGATTAGTCTCGATCCCCTCTCGGATGCGATCCACATCCAACTCATGCCAGAGCCCAACTGGCCCACCGTGCCGATGCAGCTGATGATCAGATCCCATTGGATATAAGGCGCCCCGCGCGATTGCCCGTGCACTCTCCACCCATCGCGCCGAGCAGCGGAATCAATCCCTTTGCAATATCGCTGTTGCTGCCGAGGATGATGCAGGTTTTGCTCATAGCTCGATCTCGTATTCGGTCGCTGCAGGCGCAGGGTCTCGAAGTGTCGTCAACCCATTTGATCATCTCGGCGATGCCGTCCTCTAATCGCGTCGTATCGGACCAGCCGAGCGCGCGGATGCGGTCGATGTTCAAGTGGTAGCGATCGTCTTTGCGGGCCGCTCCGGCGCGATCTCGCAAGCCGCCTCAATCGAGGTGAACATGCGCTTGCAGATGAAGGCGACAGCTCCCAAATCTTCCAGAGATACTGCGCGCTGACGTTGTAGGCAAGCGGTGCTTCGCCCAGCATCATGACCCGGTAGTAGGCTCGCACATGTCGCGCACGTGCAGGAAGCACGATAGGAGGCGCCACGCCCTCGAGCTTGAACTTCTCGCCTTGCGGATACTGACGATGAGCTTTGGAATGAGTCGATAGAGTTGCTGTCCTGGCCGTAGATATTGCACGCACGCGTGAACGCTACGGGCAGAGCGTAGCGACGGTGATAGGCTAGGGCCATTCGCTCCGCTGCGGCCCTAGAGACGGCGTATGGAGTTGAGGGCTCATGGCAGACGTTTTCATTGATCAATCCCTGGATCGAGCCATAGACCTCTGGTGTGCTCACCTGTACGAACTTAACGAGGTGCTTCTGCTGGCGCAGGAAGTCGAATAGCCGAGTGGTCTCGATCACGTTGACGCGCACGTAGTCGGCGGATACTCCCACGACGGCGCCACGACATTGAGCGCTGCGAAGTTGATCGCGTAGTCGAACTGCATCGCGAGCGGGATGCTCGGCTGTCGCAGCGATGAGCGCCAGACTTGATGGCCGATCTTTCCAAGTACTTGCAGAAGTGCTGGCCGCTGAAGCTGCGGGCGCCCACGACTAGAATGTTACTCATCGCGGACCCTAGCTCTCGCATCCATTTAAAATTATTCCAGCGCGGCTCGTCTTTCAGCGTGCCGGCCTTCCATGCGTCGATCAGATCGTAAATGGCGACTCTGATATGTCGCACCGGAGTGAAGCCGGTCTTGAGCAGCTTGCTGGAGTCGACTTGATACGAGCGGCGATCGCGCTCCTCGGTGACTTTGATCTGCGCGCCAGTCGCGCGGCCAATATGTCAGCGATCTGTATAAGGGAGTGATTCTCAAAGCCCGCATTCCAGATGCCGGTCAATTCCGGATGCTCGACCATGAACAAGTACAGATCTGTCATGTCATCGATGTGGATCGAGGGGCGCCATTGCTGGCCGCCGTAGATCGTCATTACGCCGTCTCTGAGCGCCTGCACGGTGAGCATGTTGACCGTGAGATCCAGGCGCATGCGCGGCGATAGGCCGCAAATCGTTGCAGGCCGGATGATCTGCACTGGCATTGAATCCGCGTAGGACAGGAGCACACGCTCGGCCACCATCTTGTGCTTGTTGTAGTCGGAGAGCGGGCGCAGGTCCATGTCCTCGGTAACCATTCCACGGTCGGCGCCATATACAGAGACAGAGCTTGCGTAGATAAACCGCGCTCCAGCTCGGGCAGCGGCATCGGCAATGCGATAAGTGGCCAAAGTTCCGGTTTCCCAGCTGCGGCGAGGATACTCAGAACTAGTAGGATCATTAGAAATCGCTGCCAGGTGTATGACACAGTCGAATCGAACATCATCCAACGCAACACTGCGGACATCTGCATAGGCGCTCTCCCGTCATCGTAAAACCATTTAACGTCAATACCGTGCACTACATGTCCAGCTGCACGCAATTTCGGTACCAGCGAAGACCCGACGTAGCCGCAGGAACCTGTCACAAGAATGCGCAATGTCAATCCCCCAAGTTAGTCGAGCGGCGGTAAGACTGCTCGAAACCGCGATCGCTGATTATGCCATCGTACTCGATGTTACGGAAAAAACGTTTAATATGTGCGCGCAGGAGAATGCGCCCTAGGCCGGTGTTCGATGTTCCGTACTGATGGACAAGTTGCGCAATGGTATTACGTTGCTCGGCGGTGTGACTGAAACGATGGCGACGTCGCGACGATGCTTATCGGGATCCGCAATAAAGTCCACCCCACAAGCGCAGGGAAATCATAACTATAGTTTCCGCTATCGGATTCGGTGTCTTCCAAGAGGGCTTGCTTACGTCGCAGCGAAAAATCCCGAGCTTCCTCAAGATACTCACGGTAATCCGGTATGAGCTCTGCTGCCTCTCGATAGATGCAATCATGCAATTCCTCCTGCAGCTTGAAAACGCCACGGCCTTGCCGTTGAACAGCTCATTGGTGCCCAGTTGCTCGGTCAGGTAGGCGTCTAAGTTCGTTTGCGCGAACGCGAGGGCTTCATCACGTGATCCCCATAGCGGCTTGACAGTGTCTTCTCTAAATGTGGCGTATAGCGAAGCGAGATGTGTCCGACGTCGTTCGTGAACACTTCGCAGGAGATCAAACCATTCGACCCCGGCAACATTACAGAGCCCAAATAGCTCACGGAAAACATTGGCGTTATGGAAGATTTCGATCGTGAGGTCGAGCTCGCGCGCCTCGACGTAGTCCCAAAGCTAAGCGAGTCTTGGGCGATGCAGATTTCTTCGATTTCGGCACTATTGAACTCCTCTCCTTGGAAGGGATAGCGCCCGAAACAGCGCGGCATGATGCGCCACATGGTTTTCATGCCAAATTGCTCACGCGTCTGTGCGGTGTTCATGTCCGTTTCAGGCAGCATGATCAGCTGGTACATGCGGATATAACTCAGCCCCGAATTTACCGCGTCTCGGAGACTTTGCGTGTGCGCTTCGAGGGTGTCGCCCGGGAGGTTGAGGATGATCTCGGCGTAGGTGTTGGCGTCGATTTTTGAACCTTCTCGAGCCACGCCGGTGAGCTGTTCCAAAGAGATATTTGATCGCCGTACGTTATCGAGAACAGCCTTGTTTGTTGACTGGAGACTTGCCGCAACTCCCATGCTCCCGCCGATGATGCTAGCAACTTCCAAAAGTCGCTCTTTGTGATTCTTCCGCCGGACACGTGAATATATCGGGGCCAATCGTATTTGCGCTGACTCTCGGCGATGGCAAGCGCCTTGTCTCGGTCCTCTTTGAACATTCCGAAATTGGCATCGGAGATGTAAAGGGTCTGCAAGTTTGCCTCGGCGTTGCCCGATATATTCGAGGTCATCAGCGAGCGTAGTCCTCTTAGCACGACGTCATAATATTTAGTCCCTTCTGTGCAAAACGAACATTTAAATGGGCATCCCCGTGTGGTATGTACTAGTGGTATCAAAACGTCATCGAAAAACTTGTCCATCAGTCCGTATTGATATGGACTCGGGAGATCATCGAGGGATTTGACTCGTGGGGCAAGGTCGGGTTTGATGATTTCGCCGAGCTCTGCGCGATGGCAGCTGGGCACTCGCACACCATCACATTGCCATTGGTTGCGAGCGAGCTCAGTAAGCAGCTGCACCGTAACCAATTCCCCTCTTTGACGATGTAGAAGTCAACGAACGGAAATCGAGTCCAAAAATCAGCGTGTTCTTCATCGGTCGCGCCATAATTTGGCCTCCTGCGATTATTATTGTTGTAGGCCAGCGCGATTTGATTCTCTGTGCGTAGGCCATGCCAATGTTGCAGCTCCAGCTATAGTTGCTGAAGCCCACAAGATCCGGCGTCTCACGCGATAGGGCTGCGTCAAGATCAGCGGATACTTGAATAGCTCGACTCGAGCCTGTGGGATCTCCTTCATGATGTTGGCGCCGATCAAGCCGATTCCCAGCGGGAAGACGTTGCTGGCAACGATCATGCCGGTGTGCGTCAGATCGGCGAGATAGATTAGGATTTCTTCATCTCCTCTGCGATGCCTTCTGCGATGCCTTCTGCGCGAGCCTCTGCGATGGCGGCGAGGACTTGGTCGTTCCATTGGGGGTTTGCATTCATCTCAATGGCGGTAATATTGAGCAGATCATGCTTCTGCGCTATCGGCGGTCTGCGTCGGTCATTGCGCTCTCCTGCGTTTGTGCATGTCCAGTGTAAACTCGCGCATGCAATCGAAGCAAAGAATGTGTTCAATTGTCCCGTCGTAGCATTTGAACGCGTCGACCAGATAGTTGGTCGCGTCCAGACGCCCCGCGCAATGCTCGCAGGTGTAGACGAGATTGCGCGGGAGGATGCTGATGCACGGATCGGCGTTCACGGATTCGGCGCTCCTTGGTGGATCAATTCGAGCTCTTCTAGCGTCTCGCGCTCAGGCATTGGCCTAGCCTGCGAATGGCACTGGCCTTGCACACGGTGTAGCGGTGCAGGTTCCACAGCACCACATCGTTGGTGTAAGGTGTGCCGCCGGGCTTGGTGTAGTTGTTGCTGAGATACACGCCGCAGATGTTCTCGTCGCGGTTGTACTGCGCATTGCAGCGCGCCTCGCGATCGTGTGCGCTTTCGGCATCTGCCCAGAATCGACCGGCACCGCGCACAAGCCATCGATGCCGCGGCTTTAAGATCGCTCAAAGAACGTATAGACCTGATTGCCTACCGCCAATCCCGCCACGCCACTGGCTACCAATAGCGTGATTTGCGGCGCGCCGGCCGCTGGACGCACCAGCGTCATGGTGCCCGCCGCCGCCGCCTGATTCCAGGTACCGGCATCTGAATACACGCCGTCTGAGCGCAATATCTCTGCTTGCCCACGAACGCCCGGCGTGACATTGAACAGCCTAGGGCCGCCCGCCCGTTGCCGGCTGTAGATCTGATTGCTGCCCGGATAGTAGACAACCGTGCTAGTGGTGCCGTCTGGATTGACCCATGCGATCGGACGGTTCTGCGCGTCGAAGCTCGTCACATTCCAGTCCTGGCCGCGAGTGTCCGTGTAATTGGTCAGGTTGCCATCACTGTTTCGCACATAGGTCGAGCCCAAGTCGCCGTTGATCTGGTCGAGCAACGACTCGTTTTTGCTGTAGCACTTGCCAACGTTGGGCCCCGAGGTGATCTCGGTATAGCCTTCGGCGCATGCGATGTTGGGCCAAGCCGTATCCCAAAATGGAGAGCTGCAACTGTGCGGCGGTGAGGTGTTGACCGCATAGGGACAGGTATAGGCCGCCGTGTTGCTCACGTTGCAGTTGGGTGCGCAGGAATGCACTGCACACAGCTCGCGTTGGAGCGCACATGCCGGCGAACTGGCCGCCCAGACGCGCGGCGCGCCATCGCCTACTGCTGCAAACGGGTTGGAAACGATGGCTTAGGCTGCGGATACGGATAGGCCGAATCGTAATAGCCCGTGGTGAGCTTGGTCATGATCGGCGCGCAGAGCGGCTCATCGGCTAAGGCCGGTAGCGCAAACAGCGCCAGGAGAAAAAGAAGTAAGGCCCTCATGATGGCGACCTTACTGATCATTGGGAATCAGGATATAGGTGCGCGCCTTGGGCGCGTAGGCTACATCGCGATAATAGCCATTGGTGTGGACGCGTGGGAAAGCATTGACGGTAAAGCTATAGACCCCGCCGAGTTGGCATGCAAAACCCGTTGTCTACCGCCGGCGCATTGGGCGTGTAGGCGAAGGCCGAGCCCGCGCCGCCGTTGTAGTTGACCGCAACGACATAGTCGGCTAAATCGACCAGCAAGACCGGCACATCGAGCAGCTGCAACTGCCAGCCCGAAGCGGTTTCATTTACAAATGTCACCTGCGCGAGCAGCGTGCGGCCGAATTGTACAGTCGACCGATATGCGGACCGGGATCGTTGGAGAGTCGATAATAGCGAATGCCGATCACATAACCTGCGGCGGCATGGAATTTCGTTCCCAGATTGTAATCGTCTGTGGACGGCGCGGTTGCGGACGGCACCGCACTATTTGACCAGATAGTGTCGGCAAAGACGTCGATCGAGCACAGCAGGCAGAGCAGAGCGATCAGTGTACGCATGGCAATCAACCTTTATTGTTTTAGGAGTTTGTAGATTGGAATGGCCGGAACCCATGACAAATCGATGATGGCTTGACCATTCCAAACCGCAATACCGCCGTCATCGAAGCTGTAAAACACCCAATCCGCACTCGAATAGATCGCGCTTTGCTCCGCCCGTTTGGATTGCGAATGACCATGTAAACCACGTTCGATTCGGTGAGCGTCCAGCCGGGCGCTGCGGCTGCGGTGCGGCCGGCACCTCGAACAGGAGAAGCGCCACTAGGATCGTGTGCAGGCGCAACATTAGATTGTGTCCATTCTCATTTAGACAGTTGACATAACGCACCTTTGACGACAAACGTCAGTTTGTGCCTATATGCGGCCGCAGCATTCACCAGCCCAATACGAGCAAGACCAAAATGAGGATCAGCACGCTGAATAAGATCGGGCTGAACGCCTCGCGCCATCTTCGCCTCACGTCTTAGCCAGGTTCTTGCGCGCCTTAGCCGCCGCTCGAGCGCGCTTGCTGCGCTCGCTCGCCTTGGCCCGATACACGGCAATGGCCCCTTGCCCCTTGCCTTCGGTTGTGCCCTTCAAGATGCGCTTTTTGCCCCAGTCGATCAAAACCGAGGCCGGGTCTTTCATCACGAACTGGACCATCCCTTTGTATAAATCTTTGCCCAAATGCGGCGGCTCTCTCATACTCACATCACACCTCAATAATGTCAATGTTATAAATTGCTTTCATCAGCTTCTTCTTGAGCTTGTACAAATCGGTGCGCACGCCCTTCACATCTTCCACGACCGTCTTGAAACTCTCATCCTGATAGATGAAATCGGCCTCGTAGTTGCAGATATGCTCACCGTTGACACTCAGCGGGAATACCGTATGGTGCTCAAGTCCGAAGATCTTCTTCGCCTTCTCCAGCAATTGCAGTTGCAAACCTCGTGCCGCCTCGCGCTTGCTGTCGTATTCTCCCGTCTTAACTGCATGGTATTTGTTCGACAGCGGCTTGATCGCCGCATCCTTGCCCGTCTGATACGCTTTGAGCAGGATCCTCTGACCAGCGCAATCCGGTAGTCATTAAACTCTCCTAGATAGGTGTAGGGCTTGTGCTCGCCCACCACCGCGATCTCGATCGAGGTGAAGCGATGCTTGTCGGGCCCCGTGCAGTGGTAGCGCCGCCACACGTGCGGGCGCCGCTTTTGGCTATTGGGCACGAACTTGGTCTCGCGGATGTAGGCCTGCGCGCCACAGATCTGACAGGGCATGCTCATGCGATGCTCTTTGCTTTGGCCGAGCTCGCCTTCAACACTTCGTCCTCGGCGATCTTGCGCAATACCGAATCGCTGAGCGAGCTGGCCACATCTGCCGCAGTATCCAGATCGCCTTGTTTGATCAGAGCGCGCACGTCTTTGATGTCGGGCTCGGCGCCCAGCACAACGGGCTCTTTTTCGCGCCGCCATTCGTGATAGCGCTCGCCCTCTTCCTCGACTGCGGAGGGCATATTGGCGATCTGCTCTTTGCAGTAATCGTCGTAGGCCACGCGGAAGGTCTTGAGCTCGTCTTTGTTGAGCATGCCCTTGAGCATGGATTTGACCGCGATCTTTTCATCGGCGTTGTCGAGGCTCAAGTAGACATTGAGCGCGCCGGTGGTATTGGCCGCCTTGATCGATGTGGCGATCAGCTCGGCCGTGAGCTTGACGCCTGCGTAGATGTCTGCCGGAAGTTCGGAGACAACGCCAGCGGTAGGCTGCACATCGGCGGCCACCACCTTTTCCGCGATCGTCACCTCACCTGGCAGCACCTCGCCCGTGTGCTGATCGATGATGACTTCACCTTCGCTGATCTCGCCAGGCGCATACACGCCAGAGCCCAGAATGAAGCCAATATCCTTCAGTCCGGTAGTGATGGCGCGTGAGCGCAGCATCGGCCTTCGGATACTTAGTCCAGGTCTGATTGGAGAGCAGGCCAGCGCGCTTGGCGTCTTCGATCGTATAGGTGCACACGTGCGCCTCGATCGACCAGGGTGCGACCAACTTGAGCTTGACCGACTTGTCCGTGAGCTCGAGCCACTGCGACTTGCCCCCGCGCTGGTGGAACATGCCAAGCTGCACGTCCGCGGAGAGTTCAAGCTTGCCTTGGATCACACGAATCGAGCGCAGCGATTGCACAGGCGACAGACCCATGTCACGGCCGGCCAGGATCACGAACAGCTGCTGCCTCGGGGCGGTTTATGTCCTTGGGCGTCAGGCCGGACTTGACCAGCATGGCCGCGCCGCGCAATTCCGCATCCCAGTTCACGTTAGTGGACGGCAGATTTTCCATGGGAATCCTCTGACTGGTTTTCATATACGCGAGGGATACACAGCAATAACTGCGCGCAGATATCCGCGAAGCAGGCCGTCGCATCGCGCGGTGTATCGCAGCGATTGCAAATGCTCGTGAGCAGCGCCGAGGCCAGCACTGCCGCCTCTTCTGTAGCAGCAAATTTCTGCCTGGCGAGCCATTCGCTCAGTTTCTCAGCAGGTGATTTATCAGTCATGGGTGATGTCCTTCCACAGCGTCTGCACGCGGACGCGTTGCCCACCAGGTTCCGGCCAAGAAAGTAGCGCTTCCCCACGCTAAGAAAAGTAATGCTTCAATCCAGATCATGATTTCCTCCCCAGGAACGCGGCTATTTACACGGGAGCGTGTAAACCAGACCGTTTGAGGTTTTGATTGAAGATGTGCGCGCGACCTTCACACAGGGATCGCCGCCCCCATTGCTAGCAGAAGCAGCAGAGCCGCCAATGCCAACAGAGCCACCGCCGCCCCCCGCGCTGGGGCCCGGAGAGCCACCACCACCAGAGCCGCCGCCACCATTACCACCGCCAGAATTTCCGCCACCGCCGTTACCCCCTTCACCACCACCGCCATGACCATGTCCACCATGCCCGTGGCCGCCATCGCCACCTCCGACGCCGTTGCCATGCGAGGCGCCATTGCCATGTCCATTGTTGCCACCGCCAGCACTCGAGCCAGGCCCAGTTCCGCCCTTGGCGTAAGCTGCACTGACTGCGAAACACAAACAAACTGCTAGAGCTAATTGCTTCACACGATCTCCGTGTCAGGGTTGAGAATCTTGCGAACACAGGCGACCAGGAAATTGGCCGTCCGCGCGGTAAATGTCGTTTGCTTCAAGAATTCGCATATCGGCGAGCGCCATGTCGGCGGGCTTCATGCCGTTGCGGATGCTGATATGCCAACTAGAAATCACCATCTGATCATTCAGCGAGTCGAGTACTTGACTAGCCATCTTCATTCTCCAAAAAGTGCCGGTTACACGCACCGGCAACTTCACCACTACCCAGGTGACGGGGCTCGCGGGGAGGAGTTTTTTTGCAGGCTGTTGTGCCCCGGATGCTTCAGCTGACATGCTCATCATATATGTGCTGGTAGACATGTCAAGTACTATTCGGCGCCTTTCGATTGCGTCCTGAGCGCTTCGTAATACTTCGCGACCTAGAGCGCGCATCATCGAATGCGCAACAACTGAAGTGCGCGAGCAATCCGGTGCGGCTGCGATGAGCTTGGCACGCTGGTACAGATCCCCAGTAACTTCTTTGCCAGTCGGAACGCTGTCGATATCGAAGATATCTCTGCGCCAATTTGGCGAAGAGTCTGGCTTCCACGGCAGGTGTATGGCGTCATTCGTCACTCCCGTTCTGCTGCCACATCGTCTATGCGCTGGCCGAGTGTGCGCTTGGTGCTCTTACCCTCTGCGCGGTCGTTAGCTTCCTGGAGCTCGTCAAGAAGCTCCTGGAGTTCATCGATGATGTGTTGCAAGGGTCGGTCCATGGTTAGGCTCCGACGTTGAATACGCGGATCATCGATTGGATTGCGATGTATTGGGTATCCCATGCGCCATGCCATTCGTCTTGAATTCCCGAATCCTTGCTCATGCGGGCATACCATCCGTCGCTGCGCTTTTCGGTTTCGATCAGTTTGGTGAAGTCGTTCATTTTGCTTCTCCCCGGTGCGTTGTTGATGTGCCTAGTATACATGTATGGGTGGACATGTCAAGTACTTTATGCAAGAATACTAGCCATAGCAGGATATTTGACATGTCGGTTATAATTGACATTCCATCCCCAACGAAAGGAGACACTGTGGGACCCATGGGAGTCGTAAAGGTATTCGGAAACAAGCGCCAAGCGGCGATTGCTCTGAAGGTTTCCCGACAGACGATCTATGATTGGTTAGCAAAAGGGCGCATCCCCGAATCGCGCGTGGAGGACGTTATGCGCGCAGTCGAGCGGCGTCAAGCGAAGTTAAATCGAATGCACAAAGACTAACTTAAGTACTAAGACAACCAGGAGCACCAACATGCATTGGTTTCCCTTTTACAGCTCTGACTTCCTTGGAGCAACGATCGGATTGTCATGTCTGGAGAGGGCGATCTATGCGCTTATGATTCCATTGTATTTTGAGGTCGGCCCGTTCCCAAAAGACGTCGAAAGAGTGTATCGAATAGTCGGTTGCGAAAGTGATGCAGAAAAGCGCGCCGTGAACACACTACTAAAGATGTATTTCGTCGAAATGGACGACGGGTGGTACCAGGAACGGCCGAAATTATCAAGAATGACCAGCAGCAAATATCTAATATTAAAAGGAAAGTGCTAAGAAGCGTTGGTCAAGCACACGCAAAGCAGGTGCAATGCATATGCAAAGCACACGCTATGCTAACCAGAGCCATAACCATAACCAAAACCAAACACCAAAACCAGAAAACCAGGACACCTCTGTCGTCAGAGAGGAGGTTTGGAATGGTTTTGTTGAATTTAGAAAGAAAATTAGAAGCCGCTTTCAAACTACGCGGCTCGATTGATTTTGAAAAGCTCGAAACAGCAAAAGCGAAAGGCCTGGATCCAACGCGATGGTGGAAACATCGATCGAGCGCGGTTGGGCCGGCGTGTTTGAACCCAACCCAACGCGCGATACAAGCCACGCCGATCAGTGTGGACAACCGAAGAGGCCACGATGCGCAAGGCCAAGGAGCTCGGGATTATTCCTCGAGGCGGAGAAAGTTGGGCAAATCTGCGTGCTAGGATCACTGAGCGCATTAGCCAAAAGGTGAAAGAAAAATGATGCCAACTGAAAAGCCAGCGCTCACCGAAGAGCAGCTGTGCCTGTACGAGAACTGCCGCAGACGCTGGACGATATCCCAAAGCACCCTAGGCGGCCGTGGATTTTGCAGTGATCACGCATGGGTGATACTCAACGATAGGCCGAAGGACCTTGCTGCCAGAAGTGTCATCCACGGCGGCGCATCCCTGAAAGACCTCATTCGATCGGTCGAACCTCTCAAAACACCAGATTTCAAAACCGAACCGGCTTAACCACCTACAGCCCCGTGCCTACCAAAAGTTCAATGTGTTCGCTTGCGTACAGAGCGCAGTTGTCATGTAAATAGATTTGTCGCCAAATGCAAGCAAGGAATCAATACATTTGTAAAGTCAAGCAGTGTCAGTCTTTAGCTCATGACATATAACTTCAGTGTGATAGTAAAAGTGCAATGATCGCTTGACATAAACTCAGCGACCTCCTAAAAAGCGAAGTGTAAGCTTTACAACGTAGCGCCGATCCGGGAGATCGCTGTGGCAACGAACAAACCCATCAAGCAAGGTGGCACGGGTGGAAGTGCGCCCGCCAGAACACCAACACCGGCTCAGGCTCTCGCCTGGCGGTGGCAAGTTCCCCATCCCGAGCTCCAATCCGTCGAACGCTAAGAACATTCGCGGCAAATGAGCAAACGGCCCTCTAGCGTCAGCCAGCAATACCTAGGCAACGACGTCTCGCAATCGCAAGCTGTGCCTACTCGCGGTAGTACTTCCGGTGGATCCAAACCCACACCGCAAGCCAGCGCATGACGACTGGCAGCGGTTCTAAAGGTGCTCGAGTCAAGATTGAGAGCACTGCACCTGGATCGCCGAAGAATCATCGCGGTTAGCTTGTGTATACAGCATGGCGTTTGAGCCTGGAAACAAGCTTGCGGCCAAACACGGCAAATGGCGGGCCAATGTCGAGCGCGCAATCGTGCAAGACGATGGCAAGCGACTGCGAGCGGCTGCAGAGCAAGTGCTCGATCTGGCCGCAGCAGGTGAGCAATGGGCCATACGCGAGCTGCGTGAAACCCTTGACGGTAAAGCTCCACAGCCGTGATCATGTCAGGCGATGAGGACGCATCACCGGTGAAGATTCAAGCAACAATCGAATTCGTAGGACGCGAGGCCGCAGTTAGCGGCGATGACGAGTCAAGGCGCGCCGTTGAACCTGCAGATCCAGATAGCCAAGCCACTTGAGCCGCTATTCACACCACGTCGTTACAAGGTCGCCTACGGCGGCCGAGACTCCGCTAAGAGCTGGGCTTAGCCCGAGCACTCCTAGTCAGCCTGGCAGCAACCACGCGCATCCTGTGTGCGCGTGAGCTGCAAAGCTCGATCAAAGACTCAGTCAAGAAGCTCCTCGAAGACCAGATCGAATTGTTGGGCATGTCAAGATGCTTTGACATCCAGAACAATCGCATCTTGGCTGTGGCCCGACCAATAAGGGCACCGAGATTCTGTTCGAGGGCTTGCGATTTAACGTTGATCGCATCAAGAGTTTCGAGGGCGTTGACATTGTGTGGGTCGAAGAGGCCAAAAATGTCAGCCGCAACTCGTGGCAAGTACTCATACCGACAATCCGCAAGGGAAGCTCCGAGATCTGGGTGAGCTTTAACCCTGAGCTGGAGACTGACGAGACCTACCAGCGCTTCGTGGCCAATCCGCCACCGAATGCGTTCGTTGTGAAGATGACATACCACGATAACCCGTGGCTCTCACAGGTCTCCAAAGATGAATCGAGTATCTTCGCCGGACTCGGCCAGACGATTATCTCCATATCTACGAGGGGCACTGTGGTCACTCTGACGGTGCAATTTACGTGACGAGCTTCGTGCGCTACAGCGGAAGGGCGTATCACGAGGTTCCATACGATGAATCCGTGCCAGTTCACACGTGTTGGGATCTGGGTGGGCGACTGCACGTCGATCTTGGTTTGTCCAGAAGTTGGGTATGAATATCGCGTCATCGATTGCTTTCAAGATCAGCTCAAGAAGACGCTTACTATGTAAAGGTGCTGCAGATCGGGCTACGTGTACGGCACGCACTATCTGCCGCACGATGGCAACCATCAGCACATGAACAGCGACTCGATCGCCGAGACGCTGCGCAAGCTGACCGCTGCAAGGTCGAGACTAGCATGCGCGTGCCCAAGAAGGAGCTGGCTTCCCGCCAGTTCGTCAAATCTTCCGCACTGCTGGTTTGACAAAGAGAAATGCGCAGATGGCATTCAGTCATTGCGCCACTACCGATACGACGTGGACGAGTTCGGGCAATGGAGCAAGCAGCCGTTGCACGACGATCATTCGCACTACGCGGATGCGTTCTCGGAGTTTGCCGCAGCATCAATCGCAAGCACGAGACCACAGAGATTCCGCAGGTACAGATCGTTCAATACAGTTCAGGACAGGAGAACACGGCATGGATGGGCTAAGAACAATAAAAGTAGCGCTCTGGCTGGGTCTTCTGGCCTTCGCAGCTGTCGGGCACTCGGCCTCTTCCGAGAAGCAGGGCTACTGCAAGCGCTACTCGCATTACTGTTTGCAGGTGCGAGACAGCATCACCTGAAGATGCCGCGCGAACTGCGCTGGCTGACCGTTGAGGAGTTGATGGCACTCAAGCAGGCTTCCCCGAGTACAAGGAAGGCGATCCGTGGCGCTTCCGTTCAACATCGTGCGTGACGACGGCGAGAGCGACGACGAGAAGCAAATGATCACGAACTCGTACCAGGAAGGCTGGGATCTGGCAGGCGCATAACAGCATCAATCAGATGAGAGCCTGAAAGAGCGCGCGTTCGATCGCTGCATGAACGGAAGCGGAACGTGAAAAAGCCCCAGCCAATCCGATCCGTCTCCTGGGAGATGTGACCTCCGTGAGATCACCGGGGAGGGTTGTCGAGGTCGGCGGCCTGGGATTGACATATAGATCAAACGAGTTTGGCGTGCAGAGCAGAGCTCCCTAGCGTTTTCAGCCTCCGCTCGCGCTATAGCAACTGCTCTGCGCCTAACACCAAGCCGATAGTGGGATCAAAACATCGGCAGCCGGGCTCGGATTTCAGACGGTCTCCGCTCCTCCCTCTGGGTGACCGGGCAATGAACATCGAGATCTTCAAGGGCAAAGACAGCCAATGGTATCTGCACCTGAAGAGCCCGCAACGGGAAGATCACGCTTGCGAGCGAAGGATACACGACGCGAGCGCATGCGTTGAGAGCCGCTGAGAGATCAGCAGCGAGTTGTATTGGGGTTACGTGGACATTGTCTTTTTGGAGTCTCCCATGCCGTTGGTCAAAGGTAAGTCAAAGTCCGCAGTAAGCAAAAACATCAAGACCGAGATCGCCGCAGCAAGCGCTAGAGCAGGCGGTTGCCATTGCGCTCAACGTCGCTGGCAAGGGCAAAGAGAAGAAATGAGCCGAGGCGATTGGGCAGTAGCCGCAGCGATCCTGACGATCATCCTGGTCGGCATTCTGATGCCGCTGATCTTGAAGGTGCTTGCATGAAGTGGGGCTCTGCGCTCTGCCCTGTTTGCGGCAAATCACGCAGATATGTAAACCATGCGGCCTGCAGCCGGATTACGAAGGCGGCGAACTCGCATTACACGACGCGCGCCAAGGAAGACGCTTCCGAAGAAGAAATTGATATCTGGTTAAAGCTGGCGAGGGAATCATGAACACCAAGACGCTCGCGCAACTGCTCAATGATTGCGATTACCGCGACGACGGAACGCTCGAAGCCGCGGTGGCCCTGTCGTTTTCGTGGCTGGTGCGAGCGCATCGATGCTGATGGCGCGCCGTGGCGATCCTGCGGATCAGATCCACGACCAGATTGAGACGCTATCTGAATTGCGCAGAAGAATCTCATTGCGCTGATGGCGAGAAAGCTATGAGCGACCCCATCCGCTCCCTGCGCTTCGCCGAGCGCGAGTACTACGACATCTGGAACGACGTGGAAGTGGTCGAGCTCCAGGCGATAACGAACATTGGAACGTATACCGCGACGGTGCCGATGGATATTGGCTCGTCCAAGCTGCGCACGCGCCCGCGAGGCCTTCCGTCAGTACGTTCTGAGCGATTGTGCACACCTATGAGTAGACCCATGAAGTTAGCATTGGATAACAGCGTTTTTGTACAAAGCGTTGAAGAAGACTAAAGAAGAGCTGAAGGGCTATCCGCTGACGCCGCGCGAACAGCAAGTGTGGCGATGGTAGCGCAGGGATTGCGCAACAAAGAGATTGCCAAGGGTTTGAACGTGCAGGAAGGAACGGTCAAGCAGCATATCTATGTCGCGATGGCCAAGATGGATTGCCGCACACGCAACCGAGCTGGCGCTCAAGTACGCAACGCGTACGCAGGCAAGCACTGATGGCCGACGCCGAGGAAAGCTTGAACTACTACCCGAACGAAGAATACCTGCGGCGCAATTGGGCGCCGGAGAAGGCGCCAGTTGCCTCATTGCGCGCACTGGCGAATGCGCAGCGGCAAGCGGCGCAGGCCAAGATATTCTCCCCGTTCCTCGCCGACAAGTTCCTGCCAAATGCGCTGGTCGAGGGCCGTCTAGCTGAGCGCCCTGGCGATCATTATGGACCGGGTACACGCGCCGACTTCGGCTTCAATAGCCTGCTCGTGCCGCGCAATCCGGACATCGATCGGCAGATGGCACAGATGGGCGTTGGCGATGGAATCTACTACGAGAATCGGCCCGAGTTCCCATCCGGCTATCAACAGAAGCCCACAACCAGCACCGAAGACCGCGCCAAGATGGCCGCGATCACGCTGGGCCAGAAGGCCAAGCTCTATGGCGATGACTTGGCCATTGAGCGCTGGAACGGCATTGGTCCGGGCGCTAAGGCGCATGTGCAAAAGGTCAACGAGATGATGCGCATGTTGCGCCACCCAAAGAACCAAGCGCTGTTTGATGCTTATCAGCGGATGTTGAGCGAATAATGGCAGGATACGAAGCCAAAACCTCAAGAGGGCCTGCAGATGAATCCGCGACAGGCTCGGCTAAGAAGGATTCGACTGCGTCGTTCCTCCGAAAAGTCGTTAAGCAATTCGCGCGCGCCGAAACCAAAGAAAGCAAAAACCGGCAAATGGCCTTAGAGGATCTGCGCTTCAAGAACGGAGAGCAGTGGCCCGAGGACATCAAAGCATCGCGCACGATCGAGAAGCGGCCTTGCCTCACGATCAACAAGATGCAAACGTTCGTGCATCAGATCACGAACGACCAGCGGCAGAACCGGCCCAGCATCGGCGTATCTCCAATCGGTGATCGCAGCGACCCGCAGACGGCGAAGGACTATAAAGGCTTGATCAAGGCGCTTGAGCGGCAATCGAAGGCAGACATTGCCTACGACACGGGATTTGACTCGGCGGTCTCGATCGGTTGGGGCTACTGGCGCATCCTGACCGAGTACGAATACGACGGTAGCTTCGATCAGTGCATTCGTATCAAGCGTGTTCCGAATCCGTTCCGCATTTATATGGACCCAGACAGCACTGAGCCCGATGGGTGCGATGCAAAGTGGGTGTTCATCAGTGATCTGATCCCGCGTGAGCAATTTGAAGAAGACTTCCCCGACGCCGACCCGCAACCGTGGGAAGAACAGGGGATGGGAGAGAACGATGAACTCTGGAGCACCGAGACTCATATTCGCATTGCGGAGTACTTTTGCTATGAGAGTACTGAGCGCAAGCTGGTACGCCTTGAAAATGGCCACGTGGGCTATGAAGATGAGCTGGACCCACTATTGGCTGATGCTCCAAGAGTTGAAGAGCGTACAGTCTATGAAAAGCGAATCAAGTGGTACAAGCTCACCAGTAAGCAAATCCTCGAAGAAAGCGAGTGGCTTGGCGCGCACATCCCAGTCGTCCGCGTCATCGGGGACGAAGTTAACATCGAAGGCGAGACGACGTATGCCGGATTGATTCGTGCCGCCAAAGACCCGCAGCGCATGTATAACTATTGGGTCACGAGTGAAACGGAGTTGATTGCACTGGCACCGAAGGCTCCGTTCATCATGGCCGAAGGGCAGATCGAAGGCCATGAACGCGAATGGAAGTCGGCCAACATCAAGAGCTATCCGTTCCTACTCTACAAAGAGACCTCGGTGGCGGGGCATCCGGCGCCGCCGCCTCAGCGTCAGCAGTTTGATGGTCCGCCGGCGGGCATCGTTCAGGCGAAGATTGCTGCGGCTCAGGACATACAGGCGGTCACTGGATTCGCTTCGATGCTACTGAGCAAGAACGCATGTACGACGAATCCGGCAAGGCCCTTCGCGAACTCAAGCGAGTGGGTGACTTGGGGAACTTCCACTACGTCGACAACCTGGCTCGATCGCTTCGTTACACAGGCGAGATCCTTATTGATCTGATCCCCAAGCTCTACGACAGCAAGCGCATGCTGACGATATTGCGCGAGGATGATTCCGAAGAGCAGGTGATGCTCGATCCGACCGCGGCGCCCGGCGGCCAGGAGAACATGCAGGACGGGCGTGTAGCCCGCCTGTTCAATCCGAAGAATGGCAAGTATGGCGTGACTGTCACGATTGGCCCGAACTACTCGACCAAGCGTGCTGAGGCAGCCGATTCGATGATGGCATTCATGACTGCCGTTCCGACCGCGGCGCCCTACATCGGCGATCTGATCGCTAAGAACATGGATTGGCCAGGCTCCGATGAGATCAGCGCTAGGCTGCAATCGCTCCTGCCGCCCAACATGCTGGACAAGAAGCTCGACCAGCTGCCGGCCGAAGCGCGCGGCATGATCATGAACCTGATGCAGCAGACGCAGAAGGCCACGCAAGAGCGCGATCAGGCTGTGGCCATGCTGGGTGATGCCGAGAAGGACCGCGATATCCAGCGTCAGGCGCTAGGCGTGGAAGTGCAGAAGATCAACGCGCAATACGAGGCCAAGATCGCCGATGTGCAGGCCACCTTTGTGGCCAAGATGCAGGAGATCGAAGCCAAGGGCGGCGATCCGGGCGCAGAGATGGACATGAAGCTGCGCGAGATCCAGGCCGACTTTACCGCGCAGATCACCAAGAACGCGCTGGACCACAAAGCCAAGCTCGAAGAGATCGAGGCGCGCAACAAGCAGCACACCAACGAGATGCTGGTCAAGCTGGCCGAGGCCGAGGCCAAGCACCATCTAGAAGTTTCCGCCCAGAAGGATGCGAAAGAGGGCGCTGACAAGGACCGCGAGCTTGCAGCAACCGGCATGCGCCGCGAGAGCGATCGCAAGAAGGTCGATGAGGCGCATTCGACGATCAAAGAACTGCAGCAAAGACTCAAGCAGGCCGAGGCCGACAATGAGGCCGATATCGAGTTCGAGCAGGACGAGAAGACGGGCCGCATCAAGTCGATCAAGCGCGGCGGCGTGCGTATCAATATCCATCGCGACCCGAAGACGGGGCGCCCGAAGGTTGGAAAGAAGGAGAGGGTGCTGCAATGAGTGGACAGACGAAAGTTCCGGTAACGACCGGCGGCGGCGTGATAGGGCCTAAGAAATGACTTTCATGATCAGCAATCAGGCCGCCAGTTCTGCGGTCCAGAACTTCGGCAAGCAACTCGATGCCGGAGCGTTATGTCTCTACGCTGGTACACAACCGGCGAACGCCAACACGAATACAAGCGGATCCGACTTTATAGTCGCTGAGCTGCCGTTTTCGAGTGTGGCGGGGTCGGTTGTTACCAGCACCTTTACGGCGGCCACTACAGGGGTGCTCGCCACGACTGCCGCGATATCGACGGGGATCGCGACATTCTACGCAGCCTATAGCTCATCGCGCGCGCGCGTGGCCTACGGGAGCGTTTCCAGCGGATCTGGCTCGGATCTGAATTTCAACACTAACAACGTCGTCCAAGGCGTGTCCGTGACAGTGACGTCATACTCCGTCGTACTCCCTGAGCTATGACATCTAAATGCCACGGTACAAAGACCTGTTCAATTCAGGCAATGTGTTCGGCTATCACACGTTCACCGGGACGATTCTCACTGCGATCGTATCCTCTGGCGTCACGGTGTCTACAGTCGCGGTCACTGGCGGCGAGAATGTCACCATGAGCGCTGGCGCGATAACCGTGGTGGGATTCCTCGACCGCCAGGGCAGGATCGGCCCGCGTGATCTGAATCTTGACGTCCTGATTGTGCAAATCCCGGAGGTGAAGAAGTTCCCGGACGCCGCGCAAGATCAGATCTTCGCGTTTGAGAAACTTCCGACCGGCTTCGGGGCCGTGTCTTCTCTCATTGCAGGGACGACTCCCTAATGGCCCTATCGCTACACTTAGACGCCAGCACCACAACCAATCTATTCACCAATTACAACGGTGGCTCGCCTACTGGCGCGCCGAACGACGGCGATGAAGTACAGGTCTGGCAAGACTTCGGCGACTCGATCAACACGACTTTCGCTGCTGAGTTCAATCTAACAACAAGCGCATCGCCGAATTTCCGCTCGAATACGCCGTTGATGGCGCATTCGTGCTTGGACTATGACGGTTCGGCAGATGCGACGACGGTATGGCAAAACCTGCTCGGCACTGTGCCCTGCAATTTGAGCAATGTAGGCACGGCCACCGACATCACAATTATCGCCGCTATCTACCCAGAGGCGATTACTTCCGCGCAGTCGAATCCATACGACAACCATACGATTGTCGGAGATGTCGGCCAATTCATGGGCCTGCATCTCAAGACCGAATCCGGCACGTCGTTCGCGCTGGCGTACAACTACGACGGCAATGTTGACGTTGCCAGTACGCAGATAGCGTCGTCGCAGTCTTGGGTTCTGGCCATGACGCACAGCTCTAACGTGCTAGCTATCTCCAAGAATGGCGGCACATTTGTGACGACTGCTAGCGGCAACACCGCTGCATTGAACAATCAAATGGCGGTCGGTTTCAACGTCATGGCAAATCCGACGAGCCTTTACAACGGGCGCATCGGCGAACTCAAGATCTGGAATACCGGCAATGCCGACGGCAATCTGAATACCGAAATTAGTTCGATGGTGTCGAAGTGGATCAATACCGCCACGAACTTGACAGGCGGTGGCTTAGACACGCTGCAGAAGTTGACCGAGAAGGGCGGGGGCAATATCGGCCTTGGCGGCGGCGCGCGCGAGACGCTGAAAGCCTTTACCGAGTCTGGCGGCGGCACGATCCAGAGCAATACCACGAACCTGACGGGCGGCGCGTCCGATACGTTGCGCGCACTGCTCGATTTCGGCGGCGGCAACATCGGGCCTTGCTGGCGGCGGATCGCAGCTGCTCAAGGCATTCCAGGACTTCGGCGGCGGCATCAGCGACGCGCCGGCGATCCAGACGACTACACGCGGCGGTCGCGCCTGGTGGGGTTACGAATCCTTCGACGGCAGTAACAAACCCTGGTGGTATCGCGATCTGGCCGACAAGGCCAAGGAGCTCGAGCGCCAGCGCCAGATCCGTATCGACTTGGGGATTTTGCCCAAGCCAGAAGCCAAGAAGATCGCGAAGCTCACGCGTGAAGTCGATTCGTTCATTGAAGAGATGCCCACGCCGGAGACCGCGGACAAGTACATCGCGCGCGCGTCCGAACTAGCCGATGAGCTCGAATCGCTGATCGATCAGCTGCAAAACGAAGACGACGACGAAGTGATCATGACGATGTCCCGCTTTTTTTTTAACCAGAGAGCACCCGTATGGCAGATGCAGCACTAAACATTGATCGCGGTATCACCTTGGATCTGCTCGACCAACAGCAGAGTAGTCCGGCTTTGTCTTCTACTTCGGATATGCCGGTCGTAGAGACAAAACCGGACGCACAGAACGAGGGTGCGCCACCGGCCGCCGCTCCCACGGAACCCGAAGCAGTGGAGACCGAGGAAGCACAACAACAGGACGAATCGGCGACGTCTTCTACGGATGAGCAGTCCGGCGAACCGACGGAGAAAAAACCCCGTGGGGTTCAGAAAGCGCTCGACAGGCTGACAGCAGAGCGAGAAGAGCAGCGCAAGCTGGCAGAGGCAAACGCACGGCGACTCGACGAAGCGCTGGAGATCATCAAGCAGTTGCGGCCGCAACAACAGCCGCAGGGCGTTGATGTTCCTGCCAGTGATGAGCCGCAGCGTCCAAACAGGGCTGACTATCCAGACGCGGACACGTTCGCCGAGGCGGTCATGCTCTACACCGATGCGAAGATCGAATACAGCGCACGGCAGGCAGACATGCGTATCGCGCAAGAGAAGTTCCATCGCGAGCGCGAGGTTGTGGGCAAGGCATTCGAGGAGCGTACTGCGAAGTTCAAGGAATCCACACCGGATTACGCGGACGTCGCCATGCGCTCGGATGTCGAGATCCCAATGCCGATCGTGCCGGAGATTTACAAGTCGGAGAACGCGCCTCAGATCATTTACTACCTCGGAAAGAATCCCGAGGTTGCCAAGCAGCTGTTTAATCTCAACGAGCGTCAGCTATTCATCGAGCTGGGTCGCATAGAGGCAAGGGCGATAGCGTCAATTGCAACGCCGTCTCGAGCACCAGCGATCGAAAAGCCGCAAGCGGCAGCAAAGCCCAAGCCGATCAATCCCATCACGCCCGGCGCTGAAGCCGTGCGCACTGATCCCGAGAGCGAATCGACGGAACAGTACGCCGCGCGACGTCGCAAAGAGTCGGGGTGGGCAGATCCGCAGGCGAGGCGCTCGCGGCACTGACCCCTTTGGAGTTTTAAACCATGTCCTCACAGGTATTGCTTACTCCCTCGATCATCACCAAGGAATCGCTGGTGATCCTGGAGAACAACCTCGTGGCGGCGAATCGAGTCAACCGTAAATTCGAGAATCAGTTTGTGAAGATCGGCAGTTCGCTGACGATCCGCAAGCCGAATCGGTTCACGGTACGCTCGGGCGCAGGCCTCGCGGTCCAAAACATCGCCGAGCCCTCGGTCACCATCACCATCAACCAGCAGAAGGGCGTGGACTTCCAGTTCACCTCGACCGATCTGACGTTGACGGTGGAAGAGTTCTCCGAGCGCTATTTGAAGCCGGCAATGGCCACGCTGGCCAACCAGATCGACGCGGACGTGCTTGCACAGACGCTCTCGATCTCCAACTACGTCGGCACGCCGAACGTCACCCCTGCAGCCTTCTCGAGCTCCGTGCAGCTGGTCGGTCAGCGCATGGATGACAACGCGGCGCCGCAGGATAACCGTAACCTGGTGCTGAACCCGGCCGGCTATTGGGCGATTGCCAACAACCTGACGCCGTCGTTTGTGATGCCGACTGCTCGGGATGCGTTGGTCAAAGGCTATCTGGCCACGATCGGCAACTTCGAGATGTACATGGATCAGAACGTGGTCCGTGGCAACGCCGGCAATCACAACACCTCGCTTGGCATGGTCATCACGACCGCGCAGGGCAACGGTGCATCGACGGCGATGTTCGGTGGGACGCCGGCTGAGAACCTCTCGATCGGTGAAGTCTTCACCGTGGCGGGCGTGTTCAACGTCAACCCGCAGTCGCGTGTATCGACTGGCCAGCTCAAAAACTTCGTGGTCACGGCCAGCACGACCCCGACGGCGAGCACCTGGACGGTATCGTTCTCGCCATCGATTGTGACCAGCGGACCGTATCAGAACGTCTCCGGCCCGGCCTCTACCGGCTCTGCTGTGACGTGGCTGACGGGGACGAGCGGTGTGGGTGCAGCGGCCACCACGGCCAGCATCAACAACCTCGCGTTTACGCGCGATGCGTTCGGGCTGGTGATGGTGCCGATGGAGATTCCGCAGGGTGTGGACTTCTCGGCGCGCGAAACCTATCGCAACATTTCGATGCGTGTGATCCGGGCCTACGACATCAACAACGACGTATTCCCGACACGTCTCGACATGCTGTATGGCACGACCGTCTATTACGACGAGTTGGCTGTGCGGCTGGGGGGTTAATCATGCCTCTCTCTTCCAGCAATGCAGTACGGCAGCTCAGCGACGGCAACTCGCAAGGGACCGTCTTGGGCATCAGCTCTACCGATCTGATCGGGTTCTACAACGCAACGCCGGTTGCTCGGCAAGCGGGCGGCAGCAGCTTCGCTTCCCTCTCGCAGAGTTCCGGTGCGCTGGCGAGTTCGCTGGCGATCGCGCTACACAACCTGGGGTTAATCACTTGCTCCACGGTGGCGGCGTAGGAGACTTAAATGCCACTTTCATCGAGTAACGCGGCCCGACAGTTGAGCGACGGCAATTCGCAAGGGACTATCTTCGGACAGTCCGGAACCGATTTGATCGCGTTCTATGGGTCGACCGCAGTCGCGCGCGCAACCATCGTGGGCAGCAACACCATATCCACGGTGGTGAGCTCCACCGGCGCGTTCGGCTTCGGAGACGCAACGACTGCGAGCACCGTGATCGCCGTTATCAATCAACTCAAGATAATGGGGATCATCGGGTGATCGAAGCTCGATCCGATGTAGTTGTAATCCGCCGTCTGCCACCTTCCGAGGTGTCAGATGGCGGAGTTTTGCTAGCCTGGGACTCGGACTACAAAGAGGACATAGGCATAGTGGTGAGCGTAGGCGAAGGGAAACAGTACGGTTGTAAGCACTGCGGCACGCATACGAAACGTCCAGTGGACGTGAAGGTCGGCGATAAGGTGCTTTTCTCTACTAACGGCCACCAAATAACAATAATCAATGGGCAAGAGCTGGTTGTACTCAGAGAGCCTAGCATTATCGGAGTAATACTCGATGTTGGATCGGCGGACGGATGATAGGAAGTCGCGGGCCGTAACGGGTGTCGGTATTGGTCTCCCGATTGCGGTGATCATCAACTACGCATGGAAGCTTCACACGCACGAGTCGCTACCCGACGAAGTGCAAGTAGCACTAGGAAGTCTGGTCACATGGGCGTCGGTCTGTATGCACGATATCCGATATGTGGTCCTGATGTTAGTACGCAGACTATTAAGGAAGGGTCCAAATGAAAACGATTGAACAACAACAGCACATCATGAACGGCCTTGCATATGCGGCGATGGTGATCCTGGCCATCATGGCTTTTATCATCCTGTTCGCGCTAGGCGATGCCAGCGCGGCCAATATCGGCGCCACGCCTGCGGCGGCACCTGCGCCCGCACCTGCAGCCGATGAAGACGTCAGCAAGCTGGCCGAGGACTTCGCCGCTGCTACGGCTATGGCATGCGCGCCGACCTCGACCACCGATCCTGCGCCAATCGACCCATTGGCCTGCACGTGCAATCGCTTCGTCACGGACGCGCTGCCTACGCTGAAACTCAATGATGGCGACGTGAAAGGTGTCGTCTCCGCGGCCGAGCGGCTGCGCATCATTAAAATCCGCGCGGGGCAAAGCACGTTCAAGACGCAGTTTCAGGCGGCATGCGGCGGTCTGCTGATGAGCATTCGCGATGACGCGCTGTCGCTTTTAGGGTTCGTGAAGCTGATCAAGTGAAGCGCAAGAACATCATCGTGCTGGTCGTAGTGGTTTTGCTGTGGGCTGGCGTGGCCTTTGCCAATCATTTGGTTAAGACCATGTCGCCTGCAGCGTGGTGCAGGTTCCAATCTAACGTATGGTATTGCGAGGTGAATAAATGAAAGTGTCGGTGTGCACGTCGGTTCTTAACCAATCCGAGTATCTGCGCAAGATGATCGATTCTGTGCGCGCGCAGACCATTCCGGACTGGGAGGCGATCATCGTAGACGATGGATCGACCGAGGACATCAAAGGCCTGATCGAGTCTTATGGCGACTCACGCCTGGTCTATGTCCGATTCCCTGAGAACCGAGGCATCCCGCACGGCCTCAACCACGCCCTGAGCCTCGCCAGCGGCGATTACATCTCGGTTCTATCGGCCGACGAATGGATCTGGGAGCGCAAGTTCGAGGTGCAGGCGGCCTGGATGGACGAGCACCCGGGGATCGGCTGCACCTGGGGCTTGCCCTGGTCTGGCCCGATGGGTGAGCGGCCGGGCTATGAGCAGTATCATTATCGCGCGCACAACCGCTCGCGAGAGGGCTGGATCCGCACGCTGTTGCGCCTGGAGAACATCCCCATCGGTGGCGCATCGCTGCTGATGCGGCGCGAATGCTACAAGGCCATTGGTGGCTTCGATCCGCAGTTTTTCCACTGCTCCGATCTCGAGTGGTTTGTGCGCTTTTTCCAGAAGTATCAGGGCTGGATACTGCCCTATCGCTTCGCGGACGCCGCCCAGCCAGACGATCGCTTGACCGCGCCGAAGCCCAATAGCGAGGAGTTGTTTGCTGCCGACATCAAGAAGGTCCATGCCAAGCACAAGATCGTTCTCCCGCCGACTCCCGTCAAGGCATGCGTCACTATCGGCATTCCGGTGCGCGACATGGAGAAGTATGTCAAGGCGTCGATTGATAGCGTTTTGGCGCAAACGGTCCCTTGCGCGCTCCATGTAATTGACGACGCGAGCAGCGACGGCACGGCCGATGTGCTGGCCGAGATCCTGCCGCCTGGAACGGTATTCGAGAAGATCGAAGAGAACATCGGCGTTGCCGCGGCCAACAATCGCATGCTGGCCATGTGCGAGACCGAGTTCTATCTGCCCTTCAGCGCTGACGACTTGCTCGACCCGACCTTTGTGGCGCGCTGCCTGAAAGAGTTTCACGACGATCCGTTCCTCGAGATGGTGGCCTCGCGCACCGATTTCATTGACGCGGATGGCGCTGAGCTGAGCAAAGATCATCTCTTTTGGAAGATCCCGGCCGCAACGAACCGGCCGCGTGATCAATGGCTGCAAGTGCTCCAGTACGGAAACCACTACTTCGGCGCCGGCATGTACCGCGCGCAAGCACTGCGCGATGTGGGCGGCTGGGACGACAGCGTAGGTTGCCTGTGCGACTACGACGTTTATCTTAAGCTCCTGCAGCGCGAGAACATCAAGATCATCGAAGAGAACCTGACGCATACGCGCTCGCACGCTGGCCAGCAGAGTCAGCTGCATAGCGACGATCCTGCCGTGCGCTGGCAATGGGGGCAAGACTTGCGGGTGAACTATCACCGCATCAAGTCGCGCTACTTCCCGCCGCGTAAGAAGGTGATCATTGCAACGCCCTTCTATGAAATGCGCGGCTTCTCGCCCTACATCGCGAGCCTGGCTGCTACGGTCCAGGTGCTCACGCGCCTTGGAATCGAGCATGAATTCTGGGAGCTCTCGGGCGATTCCTACGTCGATCGCGCCAAGAACACGATCATGAACAAGTTTCTCGAAGACCCGGCGGCTACGGATCTGTTCATGATCGATAGCGACATGCAATGGGATTCGCAGAGCTTTGTGAACATGCTGCAGATGCCATTCGAGATCATCATGGGCAGCTATCCGCAAAAGAACGGCTGGAACATCTGGACCGCACAGCCCAAGTTGCAGGAACGCGACGGCCAGCATTTCCCTGAAGGCGTGATCATGAGCAACGGTGAGCCCGTGCTCAAGGCAAACTATCTCGCCGGCGGCTATATCCGCGTGGCGCGCACTGCGCTGGAGAAGTACAAAGAGAAGTTTGCCGATCTCGTCTATATGGATCAGGGCGCAGACCCGTCCAATCCGCATCGCGTATATACCGAATTCTTTACCTGCGAGCGTGCGCAGATGGGCGGTGAAGGCCCAATGCTGCGCTGGGGTGAAGATCGCGTGTTTGGGCGGCGCATGAAAGAGCTCGGAATCGAGGCGTGGATTTACCCAAACGCCAGCATTGGGCATTACGGCATCAAAGGATGGCAAGGGTAACTTCCACAACTATCTGAAAGACCCGGTTAAAGGAGCGGTCCAGTGACCACTGCAGCCGATATCCTCACGCGCTCAGCTCGCGCATTAGGCTATCTTGGGTTCACCGAGGTGTTGAGCGCGTCCGATGCTGGCGCTGCGCTCGATACGTTCAATGCAATGCTCGACTCGTGGAGCGGTGGCGAATTCCTGACCTCCTACGTGACGCAAGAGGAATCGTTCTCGCTGATCATCGGGCAGCAGAGTTATACGATTGGGCAGAGCGGCACGCCCGACATTAACCTCGTGCGTCCGTTTGAAATCATCACGGCACGGGTGCGCGACGCAACAATCTTGACTATAAGATGAACGTGATCGCCCAGCCCGAGTGGGACGATATCGGCAACAAGCTGATCACGAGCCAGATTCCGACGACGCTGTGGTACTACCGCACGTTCCCGAATGGCGTCATCAACATCTTCCGATTCCGCTGCTCTCCTATACGGTCTTCTTCACGTCTACGCTCAATCAGGTGACGTTCTCGACGCTGACGCAGACGCTATCCATGCCGCCCGGCTATGAGCGTGCCTACGTGCTGAATCTGGCCGTCGAGCTCATGGGTGCAGGTTGGCCTTGTCTGCTCAATACGCAACAGTTGAGCGCGCTGATCAACAATGCGAGTGACGCCAAGGCGAACCTCAAGCGCACGAACATGGACGAGATTATTGCGCCCTACGATGACGCGATCGTGAGCCGGTCTTATGCGACCTACAACGTTTACAGCGATGGGAATCCACGCAATTGAACACGCCCGGAATGCCACTTTCGATGATGAACGACCCCGAGGCCATGCGCCGCTATATGCAGTACATGCAAATGGTGCAGGGCATGCCACAGGATCAGGCGCAGAACTACTTCGATCAGATGCCCATGATGATGGCCGCAGGCGGGGCTTCGGGGCAGACCGAGCGCGCGCTGCGCATGGATCCAGACCTAGGCGGCACCGGCGGCTACCCGGCGCAGGCTGGGGGCACAAGTCCGCTACAAGCGCTACAAGGGCTCGGCAACGATCCCACGCGCCGCGTCACGCCAGAGGAATACCAGAAGATTTACCGGCTGCAGAAGGCTCAGCAAGACGCGGCATATCAGCGATGGATTGAAAGCGGCAAAGGGCGCAGGCGTTGAGGGTGCAGCTCTTTGGCGTCGGCACAAAATCGGCGTCACCAGCTATCACCGCACAGCGGCGCATCAATTGCTACGTCGAGCGCCGCCAGGAGGACGATCGCACCGCGTTCTCTCTGATCGGCCGTCCAGGCCTGCAGGATTTCGTTACCTCGACCGGCAGTAGCCCAACGCGCGGCATGTGGGCCGTCAATACGCTCACGACGCCGCTGCTCTTCTTCGTGCAGGCGAGCACGCTGTACTCTGCCGATAACAGCGGCAATGTGACCACGCTCGGGACGCTCTCGACCACGCTCGGCGATATCTCGATGGCCGACGATGGTACCTATCTGGTGATCGTGGACGGCTTCTTTGGCTACGTCTACAACATGGTCACCACGACGTTGACGCAGATCACGGACGGCAACTTCACGACCGCGCCGCGCACCGTCACATGGCTGGACGGCTACTTTATCGTCACCGCGAGCAACGGGCGGCAATTTCAGCTCTCGCAGATCTCGCCATCGATCGATCCGACCGTATGGCCGGCTATCCAGATCGGCTTCGCGGGAAGCGGCTCTGGCAACCTGCGCGGGGGCATTGTCGACCACTTGGTATTGAACCTGTTCGGCGATGTCTACACCGAGTTTTGGCAGGACACGGGCTCGCCAGATTTCCCATTTTCCAAGATTCCGGGAGCCGCGCAGCAGTTCGGCCTGGCCGCGCCGTGGTCGATCTCGCAGTTCGATAACTCGCTGGTGGCGCTGTTTCAGGATCGCACGGGGAACCTCACCATCGCCCGCATGCAAGGCTTCTCGCTGAAGAAGATCAGCGACGTGGACATTGACGGCATCATCAGCCGGTATATGTCTGTGGTCGATGCTAAGGGCTTTGGCTTCAGCGTGGCAGGGCATCCGATGTACCTCATCAACTTCATAGGCGACGCGCAGGCGTGGTGCTATGACGGGCTCTCGGGCGTGTGGTCCGAGTGGCAGGCATCGAACGGGACTAACTTCCTAGGCACCAAGTTCGCCAACTTCGTCGGTCAGCAGATCGTCTCGGATCGCACCACTGGTAACCTCTACGCGCTGACTGAAGGGCTATATCTAGACGGCACCGATCCCCTGCCGATGGAAGTCATATCCAAGCACATCTGGAATGACGACAAATATATCGGGATCTCGCAGCTGCAAATCGATATCGAGTCGGGCGTCGGCACGGTCAGCGGACAAGGCGTCAACCCGGTATGTGACCTACTGGTCAGTAAGGACGGCGGCAACACCTTTACTTCGGTGGGCTACGCCAGCATGGGCAAGCTGGGCGAGTTCACGCACCGGCTCATCTGGCGCAATCTCGGCGCGGCTCGAGATTGGGTGCTCAAGCTTCGCATCACCGATCCGGTCAAGCGCGTGATTACGGGCGCAAGTGCAGAGATGACCAACGCCCCATTCTAATGAAGACGCAAGCCGTAGCCGCTTCAGTCAGCATCCTCTTGGGCTCCCGACGATCCTGTCTCCAGTCGTCCCGCTCAGAGTTGTTCCCGCCTTGCGCTGATACATGCCGGCTACGGGGGATCCCGCGTCTGCATAGAACTATAGCATAAGCATGGCCCTAATCGCCGGCCCCAACATACAAAAGCCACAGACGCCGCTCGTAGATGCGCGCAGCGACTATGAGGCCTATTTTACGGTTGTAGGGCAGGTATCGTTTAACGGCACGCGTAGCGGTCCAACGGCGTCCAGGCCAACCAGCACCATGCCGGGCCGCTGGTCGGGTATGCCGTACTTTGATACCGATCTGGGCAAGATGGTGTTTCTGCAGTCGGTCAATCCCGATGTCTGGATCACGTGGAGCGGCAGCGCTTTCACATCGGTTCCAATCCCGCCGCCCCTGATTGCCCAAGGCGATCTCTACACGCGCAACGCCGCGAACGATACGCGCCTGCCGATCGGGACGCAGGGCCAGTTCTTGACGGTCAACACCAGTCAGACGACGTTCTTGCAGTGGTCCACGATTTCATTCTCGCCGCTGACCACGAAGGGCGATGTATACACCTTCAGTACAGTCAATGATCGCCTGCCTGTCGGGACAGACGGACAGGTCTTGACGGTGTCCTCCGGGACGGCTACGGGACTGACATGGTCTACCCCCGGGACAACCGCCGCGGGCTCATCCCCGCTCACGACCAAGGGCGATGTCTACGTCTATTCGACCAGTGATACGCGCCTGCCGGTGGGCACTGAGGGCCAGATTCTCACGGTTGCATCGTCTCAGGCCACGGGGCTTGTCTGGACTACTGTCGCCGCTGGATCAACGCCGCTCACGACCAAAGGCGACATATTCGCCTATTCGACCAGCAACACGCGCTTGCCGGTTGGCGCGCACGGGCAGCTCCTACAGGTCGATTCGACGCAGGCCATCGGGCTTAGGTGGGCGAATGAGATCTGGACGATGGCATCGAAGGGGACAACCGAGAGCCGGGCGAATAACTCCACGCTGGCAGATGACTCAGCGCTGATCTTCAATATGTTCAATGGCTCCACGTACCGCGCTCGCGGCATGATCTTTTACAGCACGGCAGCGGCGGCTGACTTTCAGTACCAGCTTGTACGCCGGCGGCGTAAGTTTAGGCAGCAAAGCGCGATCTGCATTGGTCGAATCCCGCCTGGAAGCGCCACGCCGACCTTCGCGAACAATACCAACGTTGGCATACAGACCTCGATTCTCGGCGCAGGCGGTGGCGGTTGCCTCCAGATCGAGGCCGTCATCGTCAACGACACAGGCTCAACACTGCCCTTTAGCCTGCAATGGGCGCAAAACGCCTCAGATGCCATATCGACCTCAGTGATGGCCGGTAGCTATTTTGAATACATGATTGCGCTATGAATGGTGACACGATTGTTTCACGGGGAACTATCGAGAGCCTGCAGGCTGTCATGTCGACCATGCCGCAGGTGGAGCTCGAGACTGAGCACTATTTTGCAGACGGCATGTATGCGCGCGTGCTGTTTCGCCCTAAAGACACGCTAATTGTTGGCAAAGTGCACCGAAAAGAGCATTTCTACATCGTGGCGAAGGGCGTATAGCCGTGACCACGGATGACGGCGTCAAGGAATACGAGGCTGGAACGATCATTGTGAGCGCGCCCGGGACCAACGGGCCGTATTGGCCCTGGAGGACTCGATCTGTCTGACGGTCCACAGATCGAAGAAGCGCAACCTAAAGGCTCTGGAGCGGGAATTGACATATCCAGACAAGACGGCGTTATTCGATGAGCGCAATAAATTGAAGACTAAGGAGTTGACATGAGTTGGGTCGCGGTAGGTGTAGGCGTTGCTGGCATGATCGGATCGCAGATGTCGGCCAACAAGCAGGCGAGCGCTGGAAAGGACGCTCTGCGTCTGCAGGGCGATATGTACAACGCCAACAAGGGCGAGCTCGATCCGTACCGCAACTTCGGCGTGCAGAACATGACTGCGCTCCAGCAGGGGCTCGGCATCGGGGATTGGGATAATGGTCGAGGCTACAGGGCAACCGGATTCAACCCCAATGCGCCTCTGACGCGGCAATTCACCCTGCAGGACTTCCATGAGTCGCCCGCCTACCAGTGGAACCTGAGCCAAGGCACGGACGCGCTAAACAAGAGCGCGGCGGCACGAGGCAACTACTACGCGCCTGAGACCCTGAAGAACCTGGCGAACTACACACAAGGCGCGGCCAGCAACGAATATTGGAACGCTGCGAATCAGTTCCGCAACTGGCAGAACGATACCTATAACAAGTTCGCCGGCGGCGTAGGGGTCGGTGCCGGGGCGGCGAATGCGCTCGCTGGCGTCGGAACGAACATGGCTGGGATGATGGGTCACACGGCGCAAGGCATAGGCGACGCGCAGGCGGGCGGCATCATGGGCGCGTTCAACAGCTTGGCAGGCGGCGCGGTGAACGGCTGGAATAACTATCAGCAGAACCAAATGATGAATCAGCAACAGTCGCTCTTTGGCAGTGGCGGTGGCGGTGGCGGTGGCGGCGGATACAGTGGGAGCATGTAAATATGCCACTTGATCCGATGATCGCTGGAGGAATCCAGCCCATACAAACCGGCGTCATGAGCCCGCTGCAGGGGCTTCAGCTGCGCCAGCTCGCGCTCGGGCATCAGATGACGCAGGCCGACTTCGCCGACCAGCAGCTCGCGCGTGAGAACCGCGTGAAGCTGCGCGACGTCTTCAATAGCCCCGGCGCATTCGATCCGAAGACGGGAGCCCCTACGCCGGAGACGATCCAGCGCCTTGGCGCCATCAGCCCGGAATTCGCTATGGGTGCGGCACGCGAGGGGCATCTGACGCGCCAAATGGCAGTGCGCGAGGAGAATCTGCAGCAGCTACATGATTACAGAGAAGCGCAAGAAAAGGTGTTGCAGCAAAGAGAAGAGAAGTTGCGCATTGCAAACATGCACGAAATCTCCCGCGAGTTCACGACTGCGGCATTGGCGCGCCATCAGGGGCTAGTGGACCAAGGCGCCGCGCCGGATGTTGCCGGTCAAGGCTTTCGCGATGCGTGGCTTGATGAGATCGACCAGCGCGAGAAGAGCGGCGCGCTCAAGCAGGCCGGCTACACCGACGCCGAGATCGCGCAACTCAAGGCCAACGTGCCCACGCCAGATCAAGCGAAACAGGCGATGGAGACGAGCCGCGAGCGTGAGATACGCAAGAAGGCCGAGCTCGACAATCCAATTCAACAGACGCGCCTGAAGCAGACCGACAGACGGCTCGATCAGGCCGATGTGCGGTTAAATCAGGCCGATATTAAGGCGCAGACGCGCAACGGTGGGCAGACTGCGGCGGGCGTTAAGCTGGAGAAGGCCCCCGCAGGATACCGTTACGTCGACGGTGGGTCGGCGCTCGAGCCAATCCCGGGGGGGCCAGCGGATAAGGGTAACACCGGCGGCACCACAGCGGGCAAAGAGCAGTACATGAAGCCCCCGGCGGGCTACCAGTGGGAAGAAGGCGGCAAGCGTCTGACGCCGATTCCGGGCGGGCCGGCTGACAAGCCTAAGGTTGGCGGCTCGCCGACACTGTCAGGCGTGACGCAGGAAAAGCCCTATCTGCGCGGTGAAGAGTTCCTGGCTACGCTTACGCCGGAATACGCCGATCGGATAAGGGCCATTGCAAAGGGCAACTTCAATATTTCAGACTTTGCGAAATCCAGAAAAGATCAGGCGCAAATAGCGGATGACGTCCTGCAGTTCAAGGGTGACTATACGAAGCCGCCGCCGCGGTCTGCGGCAGGTGGCGGGCCGTTGACGCTGACAAAGGCTGGCATCCACTTCGCAGCGGATCGTTCTCTGAATGGCGATTTCCGCGCGACAGCGGGCCTTTCCAAGGCCGATCGTGCCGCAGTACTGAGCGAAGCTGCATCTATGGCCCAAGCGCAGGGAATCAATGGCAAAGAATTCGTCGCTAGGATGTCAGAGGTATTTGGCCAGAACGCCGCACAACGCGCCATCGGCACACGTGCTGGTGGAGTCGAGCTTGGCATTGAGACAGTCAAGGAAATCGGGCCGCTTGTGTTGCAAGCATCAGATGAGCTCAAGCGTACCAACGTTAAGTCGGTCAATGATCTCTATGAGGCCGCGTTGAGCCGCACTGCCAGCCCGCAACTACGTGCACTCAAGGGTGCCATCAATGGCTTCGTAAATACCTATGCGCGCACCATCGGCGGCGGTCAGGTCCATGTCGCAGACCAAGAGCATGCGCGAGAGATCCTCGATGCAGGATTCTCACATGGCGACATTATCTCAGCGGTTAAGACATTGACCAATGAGATGGAAGCAGAGCAGCGCGCGGTGCCCAAGGCACAGAAGAGACTGCATAGCAATTTCACTGGAAAAGAGGAAGCCCCGCCCAAGCGCGAGACGCCGCAATCGCCAATGCCAACCAAAGCGCAGGCCGCACCGCCAGCAAACGCACCGCTAACCGAAGCCGAGCAACAGAGGCTCAAGTATCTGAGAGAGAAACATGGCCGCTAACGATCGCGAGCTCCTGCAAGAGCTGGAAGAGCTCGAAGCATTAGAGGCTCGAGACAAGGCCGCCAAGGCTCAGATGAGCGGCGGGCAAGGCGCCGACGAAGGCAAGCTCGGCATGGCCGAGGCTGGCCTGTCTATGGGCAGCGGCATGCTGGGATCGGCCGTCGGTGGCATCGCGGGATTAGTCGGTGCAGCGCTGCCAGGCGAGCCCGGTCAAGGCGCGCGCGTCGCGCAGAGCGTGCAAAATGCGTTGACATATAAACCGCGCACCGAGCACGGTCAGAAGTTGACAGAGGTCGCCTCCTATCCCTTTGCGAAGCTGGCCGAGCTTGCCGATTATGCCGGTGGCGGTGTGAGTGAGGCTACGGGCAGCCCCTTGCTCGGGACGGCGGTCAATACCGGCATCAATGCGCTGCCATTTGCTGTTGGCGGGGCGGCCCGGTTCCGGCCGGCGGGCGAGGCGCCTGCAGCTGCTCCCCCGCGAGCCCCGCTGGGTTCCCCTGAGCGTTTTCAACAGCGGCAGCTGCAGGCGCAAGAGATGATACGCGCCGAACTGGACCGCCGTAAAGGTGGAACTGGACAGGCACCTGGCGGTGTCGAGCGGCGCGCGCCGGAAGCGGTACCGCTGGCCGACGTGGCCGAGCGCGGTCCTAGTCTGATCGATCGCATGATGGATAAGGAAAACCAGCGCGTCGCTGCCGAGACGAGTCGCAAGTCGGTCGAGAATGAGACGATCGACGCGGCACGCCAAGCCGGCTATGTCCTGCCGTCTGAAAATACTTTCGGCAAGGCGATGACAGCGATCGGCGGGAAGGCTGCGACTAAGCAGGAAATGTCTAATGTAAACGCGCAGGTCACAAACAAGATTGCGCGTGAAGAAGCCGGCCTTGCTCCGGATGCGCCACTGACAAAGCGTGCACTGGCAGAGCAGCGCAACGTCATGGCCGAGCCATACCGACAGCTCGAGCGGCTCTCTCCAGAGATCGGCGGCAAGCTCAAGCAATTGCAACAGGTACGAGAGGATGCACAGGCCTACTGGCGAGAAGCCAACGGGCCTAATCATCCGGTCAGCGCGCGCGATCAGGCGAGAGCCTTGGATCGGCAGGCGAAGGCCATAGAGAAAGATCTCGATCAGACCGCCGTTGCGCTTAAGCGGCCCGATCTTGTGCCGAAGATGCGCGAGGCGCGTACCGCAATCGCCAAAAACTACCAAGTTGATAACGCGCTGAATGTGGGCGATGGCAACGTAGATGCCGCCTATCTTGGGCGCATGTACGATCACGGCGCCAAGATGTCCGGCGGCCTCGAGACCATTGCAAAGTTCGCACAAGGTCCAGGGAAGTTAGTCACACGCGAGCCCGCATCTGTCGGCGTTGCCGGCCTCACGCACGGCACCGCGCTCGCATCCCTGGTTGGCGCATTCGAGGGCTTTAAGTATGGCGGCGTACCCGGAGCTGCGATAGGCGCCGCTGTGCCGCTCGTGCGGATTCCGGCACGTATAGCCGCTCGATCGTCTATGGGCCAATCGCGCTCGGCACCTGGCGTTGGCCTCGGCGTGCGCCTCGCTGACGTCGCAACACGCAACCCCGCAGCGCTCGGCGTAGCGCCGTCTTTGGGCCTTCGCCCGCCACAGGAATAATATGGCCACGACTTTTCTCGCACCCGACCCGATTCAGTCAAAGCAATTTATACCGGGCGGCATTGTCCCGGCGAACGGCGGGCAGCTCTTTTTCTACACCGCCGGCACCAGTACCAAGGAAACCGTCTACAAAGACAACGCCGCCGGTTCGGCATGGACCAATCCGATCGTGCTCGACTCGGGCGGCGATCTGCCCAGCGGCGGCGAGGTATGGTTTACGCAGGGCGTGACATACAAGGTCGTATTCGCCCCTGCAACCGATAGCGATCCGCCGGTCTCGCCCTACTGGACGAAAGACAATCTTGCCGGCGTCAACGACGCGACGGCGAGCGGCGGCGGCGGCAATTCCGGCGAGTGGACTGCCGGACCCACGCCGACCTTCGTATCAGGCACGGCTTTCCGCGTCTCGGGCGATCTGCGCAGCACCTTTGACGCGGGCCGGCGCGTAAAGGCAACAGTAAGCGGCGGTACGGCCTACGTCACGATTACGAGCTCGGCGCTGGCCTCGGGCTCGACCGCGGTGGGTGTCAGCACCAGCAACAGCATAGCGATCGACAGCGGCCTCTCGGCGGTGCAATACGCCACATTGGACGCGGCCAATCCATCACCTCCGCCGATCGTCGGGACGTTGATTGCTATATCCGATCCGACCAACCGTAGCAAAGCGGTATCGTTCTCGGCCTCTAGCATTACCGCGTCGACCGTGGTCAACCTCAACGTCGGCAACTCGAGCGGTACGCTGGCGATGGTTGAGCAGTTGTCGTTCACGCAGGGGCAATGCCGCCTGCAGTTCCTAAGCTCCTCGCAACTGCAGCTTATTCCGTATCAAGGCAATTTGCTCCCGTTTCCCAACCGGATCTCGGTAGCCATTACCAGCGGCGGCATTACGACGTCGGCGCTGACGCCCTTGCAGGCCGGATCGACATTGGCATTGCTCGCTAGTCAAATCTATGACGTCTATGCGTTCCAGACGTCCTCCGCGTTGGCGCTGGATATGTACAGCACGGCGGCGGGCAATCACTCGACCGATTCGGCCACGGGTATTGAGATCCTTGGCGGCAACAGCACGCGGGTCTATGTCGGAAAGGTGATAACCGATGCGACGTCGTCTTACGTCTTTACGCAGACGAGCGCCACGAACGGCACGAGCGCGGGCGCCAACATTGGTGTGATCTCTTGGTTTAATCGACGCATGATCGCTGCCGAAACGCAGCTCGCAATCGCAAATAGCATCGGGACAAACATTGTCACCGAACCGCCGCAGAAGCCGCGCATCCGTTTCATCACGTTCGGCGATGATATTTACGCCGTGCATATCGACGTATCGGGCACGGCGACCAGCGCATCGCAAAACATCAGCGTGGCAGTCGGTTTGAACAATACCAGTGCGGCTGCGGGGCCAACCCTGCTAAACACCGTAACCAATGCAAACTTTAGCTTTCCGGTATCCGTGACGGCAGTGCTATCTCCGGCAGAGGGAAGCCACTCCGCATCGCTGCTCGCTGGCTGCACAGGCAACGCCGCCACGGGCACGCTGTCCGTGTCGAGCATGATCCACATGACTATGCGCGGTTAGTGATGGCGCAGGTAGTCGCGCTCGCGCTCTTGGCGGATCGTCTTGCGCGAGCGGAATAGAAAGCGCAGAAGGTAGAGTAGTTTTTTCATCAGAAGCGGTAGGATACGCCGATCGTTCCGATTCGGTAGTCGCGCCGTCCGGTCCAGTAGGAATCAACGGCTTTCGGCAGCATACCGAACTCGGCGCGCGCCGCCCAATGCGTTCCCAACGGCACGGATAAGCCGGCCCCGTAGTAGGGAACGGTAGCGCTGGTCTCGCTATGCCAGTCTGGAACGTATGCCGCTCCGCACGTCGCGCACTGCCCCTGCTCGCGATTCTTCCCATTGACGCGCGCGGCGCCGAGGAAGGCGTACGGCTGCACCTTCCACGTCTGCGGCGCTTGGATCAGCGCACGGGCGAATAGAGCGCGGCCTGTGATGTCCTGCGTAGCTGAGCGTGGCGGGTCGTTGGCCTGCGCATAGGCATGATATTTTGGAAGCGATAGATAGCCGATCTCGCCGGCCCAGAGCCCATAGCGCGCGCCTAGATTAAGCCCGTAGGTGACGCTTTGCGCATCGCGCGTACTGGCCGTGTAGGTGCGCTCCAGGCTAGTCGAGCCGTCGTGCGAGCTGCCATAGCCGATTGCCAGCACTGCGTAGAATTCGATGAACATGACGACTCCATATCAGGGAGTCGCCTATCATACAGAGTCAGGCTTACATGTCAACCTGTACCATATGAAAAAGCCGCGAATTGGCGTCCGCGGCTTTTGTGTTCTACCCCAGCTTGGCAAGAGCGGCGCAACTACTACTTTGCGTGTGAAAGGAGGCAGAACTCGCGCATTATATCTACGGAATATTGCCCATGTCAACCTATACCGGGATTGAACAAGGCATGCAAAATCGCTAGGTGCACGGTTTCCACAATGCCGTAATTCTTGCTCGGCACGTAGAAGTTGAGGTGTCCGGTTTCGCGCACCGGATTGTCTGCATCGAAGCCGGTCAGCGTCACCAAAGGCCCGTGCTCCCGCGCATGCAAGCATCCCCGCACGACGTTCTTGGACGCGCCAGAGCTGGAGATCGCAATCACGCAGTCTTCAGTACGCTGAGAGCGCTCAAGCCAGACCTCAAATACGCGCTCCCACCCGAAGTCATTGGAGAGGCAGCTTAGCGTCGGCGCATCCATTGTGAATGCCGGCCGCTCCCACATCTTGAGTATGTCGTTTGCGATGTGCGAGGCGATCGCAGCCGAGCCGCCGTTACCGAACAGCAGAAAACGAGGAGCAGACAGCAAGTCGAGCTCCCCCGTGATCTGCACTGTCGACAGCGCTTCCACGAACCTTGTCCGGTATTCCAGCGAGAAATTGGATGAGCTCACGTTTGTTGATGCTCCTCTGGTGTCCGATGATCTTGGTTTTCAGCGCTGCGGCGGCGTTGCCTAGCCTAAGAAGGCTAGCGATTGAAGCCCTTTCGGCGACAATGGCGGTAACGGCAAAGAAGGCGTCACCTGCTCCCATAGTGTCGACGACTTGATTGGTATAAGCCGAGGTGCGTACAGTTCGCCGATCAGTTCCGCAATATCCAACGGCCCCGGCTTTCCCAAGGGTGATGACGGTTTTTTTAGCCTTTTCAGCGAGCTTGAATAGCGAGTCCTCAATCGGCCCGGTACGGTTCTGTGTCGCAAGGCGCGCCTCCGATTCATCCACGCACAGGTAGTCTGCGCGCGGATACTTGGTTGCAAGGTTATAGCCGTAGTTGCCGCTATTGGTCTGCACGTTGACGGCCAGATATCGGGCCGCCTCGAGCGACTTGATGAACTCAGGCGTTGCCATGCCATGACCGTAGTCGAGCACCACGACCGCGTCGTAGTCTTCCATCCGAGGCATGGGCGCGATGTTGAGCCCGCCGGGCGCGTAGAACTCAAAGAGCTTGCGTACATGCGAGGACTCGACGAAGCGCTCTTTGCGCGTGGTGCTACCGCCTTGCCACATCTCGACGTTGCACATATCGCGCACGTGGGCGCAGGCCGCTGCTACGCCGCCCTCGAAAGCTTCTGCATGCTCTCGCTCGACCGAGACGATGGCATCCTTGGTCGGCCGGCCCAGCGGCTTGACGTAGTGATACACGTCAATGATCCGCTCGCCACAGAACAGAACGCGCTTATTCTTGGCCGTCTCGAGCAGTTCTAATTCGTTCACTGAGCAACGCTCCGGTCAGTATTTTCGTAGAAGAATAAACCGGCAAAGTATCGAGAAACACGACGCGCGCGCCGATCTCATGCTCGATCCGATATTGTTCGGGCAACTTGCCAAACCAATCCATCCCCTTGACGTAGATATCGTCTGGCGTGAGAAAGCTCAAGCAATGCTCTAGATCGCGCACCTGGAACGTCTGATCCACGAAGCGCAGCGCGCTTAGCATGTCGGAGCGCTCGCGCCAGGAAAATACCGGGCGCCCCTGGCCCTTACCCACCCCAGCATCATCGGTCAAGGCAATGGACAGAGAAGACCCTAGCTTTCTGGCTGCGCGCAAATGTTCGACATGCCCAATATGCAGGCAATCGAAACAGCCATGCGCGATCACACGGCTCATTTAGATTTCTGTTTCCCTACGAAAACTATACGGATAGCAACTTTCTTGCTAGACGAGTCATAAAACCATTCATAGCTGAATAGTTTCTTATCATTTTGAGAATATCCTTGGATCCAGTGCTGGATCACATCCTCCATGCTGTGAATCATCCAATGCTCTTCGGCATCGCTCATTCCGTTCCCTTGTCAACATATTCAGTTGCATCTGCAGTACCGAGATGTAGCCGACCAGCATGTAATTCATTTGCAGTTGCAGTTCGGCAATCTTTTTATAGTTTCCGCCGGTCATGATCGCGTCGGCAATCTCATCGCATTTGTGCGTAAATTCTTTGCCATCGAAGTTATTCAAACCCAAGGGCCCTCGTGACCAATGAACAAGGACCCCTCCCTGTTCTTGGTCGGCATGTGCGTCAATGCCGTTACTTGTTTCCAGTCGTTTTTCTGGCTCCACATCGGCACGCGCAGCATGTCAAAGTGCCGATAGATCCGCTCGGCGTTCTTGGCATCGCGCACCTCGCACACGGCTTGCATGTGGCGCATGTCCTTCGCCGACATGGTCTCGCATAGATCGGCCTCGTTACCTTCACTGTCGATCTTGGCGAAGTCGGCCCAATCCCAAAGACCTCTGCAATCCACAGTCGGCACCATGACGGTCTCGCGCGGCCCGTAGCTGTCTTTGTAGCCCGCCAGATGATTTCCGGTCAGATTGTCGAGCACACGCACAAACTCGTGCTGTCCGTCGGACGTATGCACCGCCGCCATCTGCGCATTGACCATATTCCAAACGTTGTTGGCGCGCAGATTGGTAATCAGCCGCCCGAAGTGCTGGGAATCGGGCTCAAAGGCGCGCACCTGCATGCCGAGCTTGGCCATCAGGATCGAGTGCAGGCCGAGGTTAGCGCCGATATCGAGCACTTTGCGCCACTTGAGCTTATTGTGCTGGTACATCGCCATGATCATGAGTTCGGTCGGCCCGAACAGATCAAGCGAGTCGATGCGGCCCATCTGGTGATAGGGAAAGATCAGACGGCCCCAGCGGCCAAAGCTGTCGGTTAAGATTTCCTGCGCACGTGCACGGCTCATTTACGCTCCAGAGGTTCGATTAACATTTGTTCTTTTAACTCTGCCCACGGCAGCGGCGGATCGGCATCCTCTAGCGGCTGTCCATACTTGGCCTGCGGTACGAGTTGCGCGTCGGGGTCGATGTCAACGATTAGCGCGGAGCCGACGGCCAGTTAAAAACACCTTCCATCGTGAACAAAGGCGCAATTCCGAACGATGCGAATAGCGTGCGCCAATCTTTCGGAAACCCCAGCCCGCCTTCAACTGAGGTAGCCGGATATTCGCGCCGAGCCATTGACGTTGTGTTTGGCGGCACATGGCGTGCCCGCCGTTGTTGAGCAGGATGATCTTGATCGGCAGGTTCCAGCGGGAAATAGTTGCCAGCTCCGGCAGGCTCATCATGATCGAGCCGTCTCCAGTAATGAGCACCACGCGCCGCCCAGTCGCAAAGTGGGCGCCAATGGCCGCTGGCAAGCCGTACCCCATAGGCGTCATATTGAAAGCATGTAGGAAACGCTCCCCTTTGAAAGGAAAGCCCTGCATCACCCATCCCAACGCACATCCAGTATCGGATACGATGATGTCCTCGGCAGTCGTCCACTTCGCAATATCCTTCATGAGTTCGTATGGATTGATGCCGGGCCAGTCTACGGTCGGCATGGC